GTTCCAGCTGACATAACATTACCAAATGTAACTACAAATGTAGAATCAAACCACATTGCATAACCACCTTTATTCATTAATTTAGGTTGCCCCATGGGAGATTCCGCTTTTAACGTCCAAACTTTATTAATACATACAAGTGTATTGGTATATGGAGATGATTCCTTACGTGACAATGTAATACGTTGATTTACGCTATTACCAAATTGAGTTGACATAGCACCTGCATTCCATTCATTATTGTTTTTATTTGATTTAATTGACATTTCACAAGGTACGGATCCAATTGAATCCCATAGGAATAATAAATCATAAGGTAAATTACCTTTCTTTTGTTCATCCATTAAATCTAAAATAAATCCAGCTACATCTTCAATAGAATTAATAGTTTCTCTATCAACATAAATAAAATTACCATCATAATTAGTAATTTCACCTGTTTTTTTATCAACAACTTCATTTACTTCCATACCCATCATTTTAGCATGATCCCAAGACCATTTCATTTCTGTAATGATAAATACAGGCATTATGCCTCGTTTTTGAGCAGATACAGCAGCTTCTAAAAGTGCTGTTGTTTTACCTGTGTCAGAATGTCCCCTTAAAAGTACAATATGCCCCATAGGAATACCAGGAATAGAAGTAACATCTTGAAATGCTGAAGATAAAGGGATCCATTCTTGGTCCTTAAACTTAACATTTTGTTTTAAGCCTTTTTTATCTTTAAAGGCATTTAAATCAAATTTAGACTTAAGTTCTTTGGAGGCAGCCTCCGTAAGTGATTTTCTTTTTGACATATTTAAAATGGTAAATCATCAGATTTACTATCTTTTGAATCAAATAAAGAATCAAACTTTTCAGATTTAGAAGTTGAATTTTTACCCTCAAGTGAATAATTATCTTTTTTATCACCATCAAATGCTACAGATGGTTCAGATGAAATTTCACCTTCTTCTCCACCTTCAGGTTTTAAAAATGATTCTAAATTAGCTTTAACCTCATCAAAAGTAAGTCTTTTAAATACATCTATTGGGTTAGGTTGAGTATCTAAAGCTCTTTCAACTATATTAGAACTATCACTAATAGGTGATTGTTTCATTGAAGGAGATACAGTTGTTTTATTATAAGGTGTACCTGTAACTTCAGGTCCTACGGTTGTTAATTTAATATCTCTTCCTCCTGATACATCTGTATAATCTCCAACTTCAGCATCAGCTGCTAAATTTAAAAATGCTTGGTAAACTTCTTTTCCGAATTGCCATAATTTTACACCTTCTTCTTCTTCACCTCTTACTATAACAGGTGCAAAAATACGAGTTTTAGCATCTAATTTTTTGGCTAAATACCAGTTTTCTTTATCTCCACTAGAACGTAATTGTTTTGTAAATTCTTGAATTGGATCTTTTTCTCCCCAATTTATAGGAGAAGCCATTACTCTTTGGCCTATTCCATAATAGAATTGCATTTCAGTAAATGGGAATGATTTATTATACTTATTAGGAACAATTCTAACTTGTTGTTTACCTACTGTAGGTTTCCAAAATATTGATTTTCCATTTGATTTGTTTGAGTTTGATTGGGTTTGAAGTGACTCTAACTTCTTTTTTATTTGGTTTAAATCCATAATAACTTTTTTAATATTTATAACTGTGATTAATATACGACAAATTTATAAAACAACCAAACTATAGTTCAATTATTTTATGAATTTTTGTTTTTAACTGCTTTAACTCGTCATGTTGAGTTAAAAGTACTGAATTTTTGTAATGTTCCCAAGTTATAGGGAACTTAGTATCAACTACACCACCATTTAATTTTTTTATTAATTCATTTAAAGCATTAATAGTATAAAGTGTATTTGTTTCTTTTTTTCTATGTACTAAAATAGTATTATCAGGTAGATCTGAAATATTACCTTGATCAATATTATAGGTACACACATATTCATCATTTGACTTAATATATAAGACAAATATTTTATTATACATAATATTATATTTATCTGTAATAATATTTAGAAGTGATTCCAAATTATCTAGAGTTGTAAATGTGCAAAATAATTTATTATTCAAATCTCCTAGGTTTTGATTAGTAATGTCCGAAAAATCGTCCACTGTATACATATTAGGAGTTTTATTTAAAATTGTAGTCGCTTCCATAGCATGTTTTTATTTGTAGTTTATATTTATTAAATAGCTCTTTTATTTCACCTAACACATCTTCTTCTTCTTTATCTAAATCAAATAAAAACGAATCATAAGTATATAAAACTATTTTTGTTTTTTTATTTCTTAATAACTTAATTATATCCCACAATATACGAACATTCATTGCGGTCTCCAAGTTTTGTAATAGATAATTTAATAGTTTTTGGGGTTTCATTTCATTCATTTTTTCCTTAACAAATCGATGTTTTGAAATAGGACACTCAATCCAGCCCTTTTCTTTAAATTCCTCCCATAAATTATCAGTATATACTTGTACTTTTTTAAAAAATTCTAAACCTTTATATTGATCGAATACTCCCCCATATAGTTGCTTAAATGTTAATTCCTTTGCTTTTTTATACTCAACGCCATACATTTTCGCAAAGGCAGTATGAATATCCTCACTACCAAAATCATAATCCACCAACTTAGCCAACAGAGTAGGGTGATAAGCCCCAATATCAAACTCAACAAAAATATCATTACGGGGGATAAAACTTTCTCTACTATTATTTTCTTTATTAAGTGCGGCATAATTTACTCCTTTAAATTTATTGCTTGGTCTTCCTGTAAGGGTTTTAAAGTTGTATTGCGTGTAGACGTATTCTCCATCGATAGGGTGAAAATGCGATTCAAATTTTTCTCTATTAATTCGTATACCGTTTCGTTCGATGGAGTTGAATACCATTGAAGATTTATTATTGTAGAATTCATTGATTTTTCCATTTATTTTATCTTTAAGGTTATTATATATTTCTTCACAATACTCATAATGTTTAACTATAGGTATAATTTTATTTATGTCTTTTTTACCTGGGTGTCTTTTGTTGAAGATATGGTGAGTTTGTAGTAATTCTGGTATATATGGAGGGTTTTGTTGGTTAATGTCAAAGAGACCTTTTAGGGGTAAATAATGTAAAAATTCCTTCTTATCACGCACGTATATGCTACTAAATTTATGTAACATCGTGTTTATCTCCGTTGTATTTACATTTAAAGTTTCACTATGTGATAGTGGAACAATAAATCCTTTAGTTGATACTAACGGTCTAATATACAAGGCACAAATATTATTTTGTGTAGGATGTATTAAATAACTATTAGGAATTATTTCTATAAAAACTTTTCCCCAATTAATATTTGTAAATTGTTCAAATTGAACTTTACTTTCAACTAACCAAAACATAACTTTTTTGTTTTAATATACAAAAAATTTATTTAATATCCACCTCCAGTTGAAGAATTATTATTTATTTGGTTAGGCATATCATATTCTATAGTTAAATCACTTACAAATTGAGTCTGTTGTGATTCTCCCGTTTCAATAACTCCTTCTTGGTTTAAAGTATCAACTAATTTGCCTTGATAAAACTTTTTATAAAATAATCTAGCATGAGCTCCTTGTATATGGGTAGCTCCTTCCATAGGACCTTGATTTGGGTGAATATGATAAGATCCAACATAATCCTGACCTGATGAAGTTATTAATTCTCCTCCTGTAGTAGTAAGGTTAGAGGATTTAGGGTATTTAAAATATTCTAAATATTCTTTCCCTAAATATTTTTTTAAATCTTTTTTATTTAATTCTTTTTCTTTAATAAAAATTGATCCTTTGTTATTATTAAATACTCTATCAATATCTCCTTTTATATACCAATCTAAAGTAAAAGGTATATAATTTTCCCATACCCATACATTATTCTTAGTATTAATGTTATCATAAGTTTGTTTATTAATTTCTAGATATTCTAATTGGTTTATTTTACAAAGAAAATATCTTATAAACATACCTTTTTTATAATCTTCAGGAGTTGGGAATTCTTGGGAATATTGGGGTAATGATTTTAATAAATTATAATCTGTGTCCTTTAATATTCCATATATTCTAAGATCATTACTACCTTCCCAATCTTGGTTATATTCTACAATTTTAGTTGATATTTCTACAGAATTTGGTGTTGTTTCAGATGAAACAATAGGAATAGATTGATATATTTCTTTATTCGGGGGATCATTTTGAGTTTTACCTGTATAAGCTTTGCCGTTAGCTAATTGATAATAAAACCCAATATAGGGAGAATTATTACTAACATAAAACCACTCACCCCCAGGGGTAAATAAATTATCTTTTATTTGTGATTTAGGTATATACATTATGCTTGTGAGGATGGTGGAGGTGCATCTAATTGAGCCACTTGATAATAAGCATATAATTGGTTTTCAACACTTCTATCAAGTTCATCTCTTAAATCAAAATTTAAATTTTCTTTTTTAGCAGCAGATACAATTTGATCTCTAAAACTATTTTTTGGTGTTAGTACAACAAAATAATTTTGGGGATTTTTTATCATTCCATCTTTATTTCTTGTTCCTGTTCCTCTATAGATAGGTCTTGTTTTTGTTTTAACTGTATTACCAACATTTCCTCCTACCACTGTAATGTATCCCTTATCATAATTTACATCTATTACTATATCCCCATGGCTAGATCCTGTCCATGGATTAGTATTCCAAGTTTTATATGGACCTCCAGTTCTATTTTCTACAACAATATCTCCTGGACGTATTTTGGTTGTATTTGGGTTTTTAGCTATCCAAGGATAAGGATTACCCTTACCTCCTTCTCTGATTTTTTGTGAATAAATAGCATGGTTTCCTCCATATGGGAAATTTACTCCTGCTTCTTTTATAACATAACTAATAAAAGCTGCACTCCATGGTGTTGCTGTTACATATTCTCTAAAAGCATTATTTATATCTTGATCTTTTGCTGCTTCTTCTAATTGTTTTTGCTTTTCTGCAGGTAATTTTTCAATTTCTTCTTCTCTAACTTCTTCCTTTGTTTTAAATCTTGGAACAGATAAAGTATCTAATGTTGTTGTCCATGTATTTACATTAATTTCATGATTAATACCTTTAATTATAATATCAACACTATTTTCTTCATAAGATGGAGGAAGGATATCATCTGTTATTCTAAACTTTTCAAATAACTTCATCCCTGAAAGTCCATCCATTGACAAGTTCAAATTAAAGGGAAGGAAAAATGGTTGAGGCATTACTAATCTTTGTGCAGATATCCCATGTACTATTTTAATATAACTTGTATAATTTTCTGTAAGATTTCTTGTTGTATCAGGGTGAAAATTAAACATATTTCCTCCACCTCCATCATTTCCAAATGTTGTATAAACCTCTTGATATGGGCCAAAACCTACACTACCTCCAACAGAGTTAGAATAGGATATTTTTTCTTCCCATATTTTTTTAGCTCTTTGAATAGGAGTTGGTTTTTCATTATTTTCTGAAGATTCAACAGAATCTATTTTTTCAGGTATAATTCTATCTATTAAACCTTTATTATAATTAGAAAAAGATGATCCATTTCCTTGAAGATTAGTTCCAGAAGCTTGAGATCCAATAGAAATTAATGTTGCAAAGTTTGAAGGTATTTCAGCATCTAATCCAATATTAGTAATAAATGATCCAGTAGTGTTTTGTTGTTGAAATGGAGTTACACCAGCTTCACCAGTTTCACCTCCTCGTTTTATACCAAAAACATTAAACGTAGTAAATGATTTATCATCAACCTGTACAAGTCCAGGCATTGGGGATTCATCATATATTTTTATAATACCTGTGTCTTCATCATGAATAACTCTAAAATTATTAATACTACCCATGGATTCATTTATTCCTTGTAGTATAGTATTTAAATAAGATATAACGGATATTGCTCCTTCTTCATCTTTAGGAGTTGATGCTAATGCCCCAGCTGCAAATCTTAAATTTATCATTACATTAGCTAATCTTCCTACATAAGGGTTATTTTCAAGGAAAAAATCTGATGAATCTGTTAACATTTTATTAATAACATTATTTTGAATACCCTTACTTACATATTCTTTAAAACTAATAACTCCTTTTATATCTGGGGATGTCCAAGGTACTATACACATTTGAGGGTTTGTTGAAAGACCAGGTGGTACAATTAACATATAATTAGTATCAGACGTTACACCATCACCATATTTAAAGTCGAATTTAATCATTTTAGTTCTAGCATTATCTCCTTTTCCTTTTTTTGAGAATAAATTACAATTATCTTCTATAATTTTTAATAAAACTGCAAATTTAATATAACCACTTTTTAAGGCTAAACCTCCCCCTTCTACATCTCTTTCACCATTATATGTTTTATTTATATAACACCCTCCATTTTTTATTCCTCTTACTCTTGGGACAATTTTTGAATCTTCAACAGAAGCATTTACATTTAAAGCTACAAATTGTTGATATATTTCATAAAATATTTTATTTATTCTAGTATCATTTTTATTAGCTAATAAAGGATTCATATCAGCATTTTCTTGTGAAGTATTACTAGCTTTTTTTTCTTCTTCTAATCTTAAATTGTATTTTTCTTGGCAGTGTGCTTTTAATTTTGAAGGTGTTGAAGTTTTTGTATTATAGGGATCAAATATTTGTTTTCCCCCTACTCTATAAGCTTTTATTTCTTGTTTTGCTTTTTCAGGATAATGATATGCATTTTGAGCTTGAGAATATATTGCTACTCCTGCTGCTATGCCAAATAATTCCTTAGCAAATTCTTCTATAGTTATAGGAGGATCTGCTTTTGGTTTGTTACTTTTACCATTACCATTACCTTTATCAGGATCTGTTACATTTAATTTTAAGGAATCCATAATATTACCCATTCCTATTAAATCTACTGAAATAGTATATGTACCATCTGAATTAAAAGACCATTTAAAATTAGATACTTTTCCATAAACTGCTTCATAATTACCCTGATATAATTCTCTTTCTGTACTAATTTTTCTATACATCTCATATTGATTTGATTCTCCATTAAAACTATCAGGATTTAATAAAAAATCTAAAGGTGTTGTAGTAAAATTTGGCCAATTTTGAATTTCACCTAACCCGTTTAAGTAAGCAGTCCAACCAAATTCTAATAAAAGAGTATATCCAGGTCTTAGATATAAAACATCTAATAATGAAAATTGAGCTTTACTAAAACATTTTATATTTATTGTTGCTTTACTTAAAGCTCCATTATTATAATATGTAGTTGTGGCAGATTCAATTCCAGGCATAGGAACATAACCCCTTTCATCAATACCTCCCCAACCATAAGCACCTTCAAACAGTTGTTTTCCATTATTATGAAAAGAACGATTTACTCCTGACGAATAATTTAATCCTGATTTTGCACCATCATATACTGCTGTAGTGTATTTTTCTTTATCTATTGTAAAGGAATCATCAGAAACTGATGCTGCTCCTCCAAAAAGTATAAAATTTTTAGCTAAATTATCACCTAATATTTGTTCTTTTATAAAACCAGCTTGTATTAATTTCCAATAAACACTACCATCAGGTACTCCATTAACAGTTTTACCTGTAATGTTAACTGAACTTGCTAATCTTAACCAAGGGGTTTTAGAAGAATAGTATTGTAATGTACTAGTATTAATATTTGAATATTGACCTAAAGCTGTTTGTCTAATATCTACTTGACCTTTTACCCAACTTTCAAATGGATTACCTATGATATTACTCATAATCTATTTAATTCTTTATAACTATTAATTATAGCCCCTATATTTTGAGGAATTCTAATTTGTGAACCTATAGGAATAAACATGGATGAAAAGTTAACTATATTAGGATTAGAAATAGAAATTATCCACCATAAAGTTACATCCCCATAAAATTGAAAAGCTAAATTATCATATCTATCCCCAAATTCTGTTATAGCATATATATCATTATTGCTTTGAGGAATTAAAGGGTATTTAACTACATTTTTATATTGAATCCCTCTACCTTCAATAGTATTATTGCTATAAGATTGTAAAAATTGTGCTGTAGCGTATCTATTCATCTCTAACTTTATTTACGTAATTTCCTATATCTTCATATAAATTTCCATCACCATTTTTTAAACTAATAAATCTTTGATCTCCCATAGCTACTAATTCTCCATCTTCATAACTTAAAGTTTGTCGTGAAGGTAAGAAATCTTCTATTGGAGTAAAAGCTAAACTAACCTCTATTCTATGAGGTAATTCTTTTACTGAAGGATCTGGATTTCCTTCTGTATCTATTCCTATTTCCCATGTAGTATCATCTGGTATAGTATAAGTTAAAGATGTTAGTACTCCAGGTACTTCATGTAAATAACCACCTACAGTCATTCTTACTATATTTCCTCTCATAAACCCAGCTGATGTATAATCTGGGGCTAAAGTAGATGCTAAGAAATTTAATTTAGTAAACATAGGTGTTAATTCTGCTTTTGAAGTAGCCATTATAGTAAAACCCATTGATATATCTCTATTAAAACCTCCATAACTTTTAAATTTATTACCTCTACCTACATATTGAACATCATTCCAAGTTGCACCATAATTATCTGTAAAACCATTTATATATGCTCTAAAATGAAGATAATCAGCATTTCTACCCTCACTAGCACCATTTTTAATAACTGCAATATTAAAAGTACATAAATCATCAACTGGTAAATTAGCATTAACCATTTCACCTTCATAAGGTTTTAAAGCTGTTATTTTGTCTAAAGCTGTCATTTGAGAGGCATCAATACCATAATTAAATATAGTTCTTATTGGAGTAACAGATCCAGAAACTGCATAAGTAGCATGTCTACCCGGATCTCCTAAACCAACTCTTAAAGATTTATTTTGCCTCGTATAATTTGGAGCTTTATGGATTATTTTTGAAGAAGCAAAAGGATTTGTACCTTCTAATTCTGTTGTACGCCCTTCAATTACAAAATTACTAAAACTTCTAAGATCTCCTCCTCCTTGTTTAAAAGTTTTATTTGTAGATATATAACCTCTTAATATGTTACCAACTAATAGAGGAGATATTTTTTTATCATTACTACCAATTCCACTATAAAAAGGACTATCAGTTGATAAACCTTCATAATTCCTTATTGCATTATATGTAGGTAAATTTTTAAAAATTCTTGTTCTACCAACCCCTAATATAGAACCTGGTCCTCCCCCATATGAATATAATACTGGGGTGAATGGATTTTCCTCATCTGCTTTAGGATTATATTTATAACTTGGTAAACCTCTTAATTCTCTAATATTATCTTCTTTTCCTATAGTAAGAGCATTAGAAAGATCAACCAATCTATTATCTACTATATTTTGAGAATTTGGTACTACTACACTGTAGGGATTTAAAGCAAGATTACCTCCTCTAGCATTCTTGTTAGCACCATGAGGGCCACCTAATGAACCTATAGGATTTATACCAAATTTATTTAAGTGAATACCTGCCCACCCTAAACCAGCATCAAGTATAGTACCTATAGGTAAGTAAGCTCCTTGGTTCATTACACCCCCTAAATAACCAGCTCCAAAAGAAGCTTGAGTTTTAACACTTGTTCTTGATAATAAATTTTCTTTTAAAGTAAAAAATATACCCCTTGGAGATTTAGTATCAGTAAACATTTTAACTAATCTACTTACATCTTTAAGAGCTGCAAAAGGAGCTGTTAAACCACCTCTTAATATAAAATCTGGTCCTGAAAGAAGAGGCATCCCATCTCTTAAATATTCTGTTCCACTGGGTATTGCGATTGTTTCATATGGTTGATTACTTGTACCAGAAGCAGGACGATCCCCACCATAATTTAAACTTTTAAGATTAGTTTTTAAATTAATTAGACGACCCCTAGATTCAGGTGTAAGTGTATTCGACATATAATATTAAATTGTATTTATACTCCTCCTACAGCCCCATTAGGCATATTATTTTTATATCTATTTGATGGTTCTTGTTGACCAAAAGCTAGCTCACCTAATTGTGATGTTTTTGGAGTTGAATATGCTATTGCAGATGCCCCAAAATTAGTATAAGGTGCTGTGTTGCTTTCTGGTGTACCAATATTAGAGTATTCATTATGTAATGTTGAATTACCTACAACACCTATACTATCAGGTGTTGATGGGTTTGGATTTGGAGAAATAGGTACAGCTAAAGATGAACCATTTGTATCAAATCTATTTTTTAGTGAATTTTCTGATGCCATTTTGTATTATTTTTATTAATTATTGTTTATTATAAATATTATCCCATATTAGAAGTTGCAAGTACTAACGATCTTCCTACTTTATTTCCATCCATATAAACATCACCTCCATCTTTTACTGCTACTATTAATTCTTTTAATAAAGTAACAACTTCATTTTCAGTTGGAGCAGTTGTAGTTGCTGCAATATTAGAAGGTAAAGGAACATTACTACCATTAATAGCAGCATTCGATGAGATTGTATCTGATGATTGTCCTAATAAACCAAATGATAAACCATTTAAAGCACTAGATCCTGCATTTTTAAATTTATCTCCTAATGATGCATCTTTATCTGCATTAAATCCTTTAAAACCATCAAATAAAGCCATTCCAATTGCTAAGGGTGCTGCTACTTTACCAAGTACTCCTTTTGCTAATTTACCTGCTCCTTTTAGCATACCTTTTCCTTTTGGAAATTTTATGCCACCTAATCCTCCACCTTCTCCTCCTCCTGTAACTTTACTTAGTAAACTACTCATTAATCCACCCTCTGACATTGTTACATGCATTGGGTTACTAGCTGATCCTAACTTTCCACCTCCTACAACTTTTTTAAGTAATGATCCTCCAACAATAGCTCCAAGGCCTAGCCCAAGTGCTGATTTTGGAAAATCTGCTACAAATCCTACTATACTTTTTAATACACCTGCTATTGAAGATAACATACCCTTAAAACCTTCATTATTAACTAATGAACTAAATGCTGATGCTACTTTTTCGGCTAAAGGAGCTAAAGAATTTTGAAAAAGTTCTTTTGCATTTTCTAATTGTCTTTTAGTTTGTTCTGCCGATTTTCCTTCTGCTATTGTAGTTTCTAATCCTTCTTTTGCTATTTTAGCTAATGCTTCTTCTTCAGTGTAATTTAATGCCTTTAATCTAATTACTTCTTTTTCAGCATTTTTTCTATCTTCAGCACCAAAATGAGATAATTTATTTTGGAGTTGTTGAGTTTGGTTCATTTCGTGCATTTCATCTACACTTATACCCAAAGTTTTTGCTAAAGCTTGTTGTGCAATTTTGTTACCTTTAGTAGCTTCATAATTTTCAGAAAGAATTCTATTCATTTCTTTTGCTACTGTAGTTTCATCTCCAGTTAATGAAGCAGATCTTAATTTTTCTAAATTAAGATTTTTACCTAATAACAACTCAGCTTCCATTTCATTAGCAATAGAAGATTCAAAATCTAAAGTAGCTTCACCAGCAGCAGCTATTTGATCTATGGTCATTCCTAATCTTTTTGCTTCAAATGCTGCTTTTGCTAATGCTTGTGGATTATTACCTATATTAGCCATTGCAGTTGCTGATGCTCCTGCAACTTCATTTAATACATCATTTAAACTAACTGAGGAAGAATTTGATATATTTAATCCTTCTACTATTCCTCCAATACTATCCCCTACGGTATCAAAACTTTGTCCTGATAATGTTGAAATTTTAAATAATCCCTGAGTAGCTTCTTCACTTAAACCTAAAAAATGTGAATATTCTTGATATGATTTAACTTGTTTTTCTGATAGCATTACTTGTGTTCCAGCAACTGCATTCATTCCTTCTAATGCTTTTTTAGCTTCTTCAAAATTTAAAAATAAACCATCAGTACCAGTCGTCATACTTTTTAAATTTTCAACTACAGCCCCACTAGATCTACCCATTCCTAAAAAGGATTTTCCTATATCTGCTGTTTTTTGATTAAATTTCTGACCTAAGGATAATAATGATTGAAAGCCTTTTACTAAAAGACCTATCATTGCTACAGGTGATGTTAAAAAATTTAAAAAACTACTACCTAACGATGCTAAACCTGCACCTAATACTTTAAATTGATTAGCTAATCCTCCAGATGTATCTACTACTGATTTTGCTGCTGCCTCAGCATTATCAAAAGTATCAGTTAGAGCCCCCAGTCCTAAATTACCCGCTAATGATTTAAGACCACCTAAAGCAACTCCCGTAAGACCCATTTGTTTGTTAAACTTTTGGGATAATTTTACCTGGGATTTTATACCTTCTTCAAACTCATCATTATAGTTCTGTATTTTTGCTAATTCTTTAGTTAAATCTTCTTTAGCCTTTAACTCATCATTAGCTAATATTGAAATTTGGTAAGTTATAGCCCTTATTTTAGCTTGTCTTTGTTGAATAAGTTTAGCAGCATCAGCTTGTCTAAATGCTCCTTCAGCTGCTTTAATATTAGCACTTGCTAAATCTTTTGATACTTTAGCTAGTGAATTTAATGTTGATGTAATATCTTTAGCTATTGCTTTAGATACATTATCAGTTGAATTAAGAGCTTCTTTAAATATATCACCTACTTTATCAGCAATATTTCTTAAAGCATCTTCAACAACTACAGCTGTTTCTTTTGCACTTTTTTCTGCTTCTATTTGAGATTTGCTCTTTTTAACCATGGAGATATTTTATTATAAATATTAAAAAATACTATTTTCTCGATGCTTTAGTAACATAAGTTGGAGGTGAAACTGTTCTTTTAGGAGGTAGTTTTGATTTATTAGGATTAGATAAATCTATATCATTTTTATTTTTAGGTTTACGAGCTTCTGCTTGTTGTTTATAAAATTCATCTAATTTTTTAAATGTAAAATTACGTAACCATATAGGCATGTTATATATGGTGTCCCAATCATAGCCTCCCTTACCATTAAAAACTATTTCATGAATTTGTGAAAAAATATTACTTCTATATTGAGCTGCTTCAGTTGGCGTCAGGGAAAAAAAAATTTAAAGAAATTGGTACATCTATTTCTTCAAGCTCATCAAACTCATTAGTAATCGTGGTTTTTAATTCTATATCGGGTTGTATTTTTATTATATGATCCCTTAATGCTTTTGCATCTCGAGCTAAAAGATAAGTATCAACAAAATCTCTAACAGTTTTACCAGATGAATCACCTTCTACTGAAGTAATTAAATATTTCATTCTTGTTGAAATTTCAGGAGATGCTCCTTTATTGATTTTTTGAATACCTTTAATTTCTGCTTCAATTTCTTTATCTAAACCATCAGTTAATAATCTAAATGTTAATTTTGTTCCTGAATGTGGTAATTCCCAATCAAATTCATTTTTTCCACCTTTAAATAAATCTTTATCAATAGTTTTGTTTTCTAATAAACTTAAATCTACAGTATGTTCTTGACCATTATATCTAATCTTATAATCTTTACCATACCCTAATATACGTGAAGCAATTAAGATAGCATTTTTATCACCAATTAATAAATCTTTAAGTTTAACATCAGTAATAATTAAGGATTGTAATAGTTTATCTAATACAATTCCTTTAGCTATATAGTTTTGGTTAGTTAGAATATCTTCTTCTTTAGCTGTCATATATTTCATTTCAATCTTACCAGATTTTAATGGGTGATCTTTAGGATATAATAAACCTCTTGATGGTAATTCTACTTCTTCAGTAGGGAATTTAAATTTATTTTCAGACATAATTTTTATTTATTAATAACTTAATTTTGTTATACATATATAATATACAAAAAAGCTTGACAAACGCCAAGCTTAAATGTAAAATATATAATTTTTCTTTTAGAAATTTAACACACAATAATCCATTCCTAATGTTAAAGAAATATTCATTACTGTAGTATCATCATCCCAATTCATATCTCCAAATGATGCGTCTTTAATAAAAGCACCTTTAATAATCCATTCAGAAACTACATCTCCGACAGGACCTAATACATCAATTGTTAGATCTTTTTTATAGAAATCAGAATAGCCATCTCTACCAGTAACTGATTCATGGTGTAATCTTGTCCATTCCATTACTGCTTGAGCTCCTGAAGGAGTAATAGGGTCAAATAATTCCATTGTTAAATCATTCCATCTTAATTTACCTTTTACTTTTCTATAAGTGTTTATATGATTTAATATTATTTCATCCTGCGCGAACCCCATTCCACTAACTCCCTTAATTATATACGATGGTATACCATCAACATACAATATAAATCGGTTAGCTACCTTTGGTTC